TGTTAGTCAACTGCCACCTCAACAACTTGGCGAAATGTCGATCAGGTTGGCACCATAGGTAAAACTGATGCTCTATGCGAAGTAACTCCTGACTGACGTGTTTGTCAAATCTGGAGGCATCTAGACATAAAGTGACAGGGTTATCGAATTGCTGAAGCTTGTATACGAGGAGCGTTGCTCGCTGGATGCTATCTAGCCCTTTTGCAATATTGCGACTCGGGCTGACGCGTGAAGAGCAGGACTCGACGCGGTACAAGTGTTCTTCAATTGGGCGGAGATATCTGGCTATGTCGACACAGAAGCGAGATCCACGGTACTGGATAGCTCTAGGGTCTGGGTTAACTTTAGCTGAGACATCGAATCGCTCCGATTTTACGAACATCTTGATGAACGAGTCAGAACGGACTGTCCCGAACATCAAGACTTCATGAGCGGCTTTTCGATAACGCTCACCTTTAGCACCACCGTGACGTTCAGCCAACGCATAAATGTCGTCGACGAGGAGGGTGGGGACTTTCGAGGCCATAACGGAGGCCGCGAACCGAATCGAAGCCAACCCATCAGTGGTTGGCCTGACCACTACGCCACAAACACGGTTGTGGATGGATTGCAATTGATTATGAATGCAATCGTAGTGGATTACCGGCTGGTAAATCCCGGGGTAATTGGGGATAGCAACTCTGGTTAGGAGTCGCTTATGTTGGTCGCCTAGATCGCTGGGTGGTCTCCCAACCGAACAACCCTCATCGAGAGGCTCATAAGGTTTCGATTTACCACAACACACGCCAGCTGAGGCGACAGGCCGTCTTCAGGAGGGGTCGAGAGATCGCCCGTATCCTAGCGCGCCCCCACTAACGGAAGTGGCGGTGGCTATATCACGGAACAACCCCCTACTGCCCCAGAAATTGCGCCTGGACGTCTCGACACCAGTGTACCCGAAAGCAAATGTCTGAGCTCTATTGTACTGATCAAACTTGTAAAGTTCGGTCCAATTAGCTCGATTAGCACTCATCCAGTTGAAACACCTAGACTTCAACTGGCGAGCCAGATCAGCTGTCCTGCGCTCACCTGCACAACAAGTGCAAGCATAAGCTAACAATTCAGCATCGACACTATACTGCTGGGCTCCTAGTGTGATGTCCTCTACAACCGACGGCATGACTGCGGTGTCACCAGTGAAATGATGATACACGCGGGTAGCGACTTCGGTAGCTACGGCACCAGCGGCAACAGGCCAGAGTGTGTGTGCGGCAGCGATCAATACAGTGGTCTTGATTGTGACAGCGGCGACAGCACCAACGGCGGTAACGGCGGCGACGTAGCTCTGCCACGGCGCACGAGAGAGAATGCTGACGCGAACACCCGGAGCAGGTGGTGGCGGTGGCGGTTCATCTCGCTTGCCTTCCTCAACGATGGGGTCGAGGGCAGTGCGACGACTGACTAGTTCAGGCTCTCCTTCGTCTATAGAAGAGACCCGGTCAGACTCCAGAGTCTGACGGCCATCACTAACGACGTCATCGGAAGTGACCGAACCCCTTTTCTTCCTAGAAGGCCTTTTACGGCGCTTCTTGG